TTCGTCATCTTCAGTTGGCATCGCAGCTTCATCTTCAGCTTCATCTTCGTTTTCTTCAGTTTCGTCATTAGACTCATCTGAAGATTGCTCTTCGTTTTCGTCTTCGTCATTTGCATTCACAATTTCGATGCAAATCTCAAGGACTTCTTCAAAGGTTTCAGCGGCAAGACACTTTTGGTAAATTGTCTCTTCATGAGCATCAAGAGGAACTTCAAGCAAATCACCAACTTTACCACGAAGGTTAAGGCGATCAAGGAAATTAAGTTTCTTAATGTCTTTATTAGCAATACCAAAGAAGTCAGCTTCAACTAACTCGCTATAAGCAGTATTAAACAAACGAGGCAATCCGGGATAGGCAGCTTTTATCAAGCGCTCAATGCGAATGTCCTCAACAATATTGCAGACATCGAAAGGTGCTGAAGGGCAAGCTTTCTCATATCTTGCGTGTGCGTCCTCAGGTGTATAAAGTGCGTGACCAACTTCATGGCCAATCAACATGTCATAAACGGCATCGGCGCGATCAGCACGATTTTTCCACGTGGGCAAACCTAATACGCGATTTTTGACATCGAAGTAGGCGGTTTTCATATTGCCTTGAGTGACGACAATATTTTCTTTGGCCAAAAGCTTAGCCAAATTTGATTTTCTCTCAGTTAGTTTCATAATATATAAGTGTTACCTTTATATTATACACCGAAAGCGCTGCTTTGTACACACCTTTCTTAAGGTAAATCTAGTTGGTTATCAGCGCTTTATGAAACTAGCTGAAAAAAGATGCAGTATATTGTGATGAATATACTGCATCTTATGTCTAAGAAAGGACTGCAACAGAGAAGTTGTTGCTTTTCGTGAATTCGATTTTGGCTGGAAATTTGCTGTCAAGCATGTCTTGCTTGTGCGATATAACAAATACATTAGAATCGTCACGAAGTGTATTCAGAATCTTGAGGAGGTTATCTACACCATCAGTGTCCAATGACGAGTCAAATGTCTCATCTAAGATCAATAAGTTGGTGTTAGCTGAGTTCTTCATTTTAGCGATTTGACGCCATGAGAATAGTAAAGCCAAATCAATGCGAGACTTTTCACCTTCTGAAAACGATGAATATGAAAATGAATCACGGTGACGAGACTTGATCGTTTCAGTAAATGATTCATCAAGATTAAAGGACACGAAGAAGTCTAGAATCTGTAGGTACTGGTTAATCAACTTGTTCATCACAGGCAAATACTGTCTAATAACTTTAGTCTTAATACCAGTGTCTTTCAGTAGCTCAAAGATTGCTTCGAAGTAAGTCGACACATGAGATTGAGATTGCTTCATCTTATCTAGTTTGATCACCTCTTCCTCATTACATTTTAGTGTAGCTTCAGCTGATGTAGTGTCAACAGATTTAACTTCCTCAGTTGATTTTAGTGAAGTAATCTGTTTGACTAGATTATCAACTAATTGATCGTTGCCCCGGATGTTAGTACGAATTTTGTTTAGTGATTCTTGCTCTGTATTTAGTTCGTGTAGTTTAACAGACAGTTCACTCAGTTCAGACTTGATGCCGCTCATGGAGTCACTAATAGAGGTGGCATTCTCTTTCAACTCATTTCGCTTTGTGTTCTTAAGATCAGCCCCAATAGTTTGTGCGCATGTAGGACACTTGTCATTTTGCTCATAAAACTTAGCTTGCTTAACTAGTGACTTAATCTCATACTGATAGGTAGATCGCTCGTTATCTTTAGCGCGCTGTGTATCAACTAGTCGTGAAATAGATTCACTTACATTTGGATAAGTCTCATCAAACTGTAAATGTAACTCGATATTGCGTTCGGTAAGCAAAGTAACTTCAGCTTCAAGTTCGCTAATTTTCTTTTCGTGTTTAACCGACTGGTTTAGATCAATCTGTTTTAGCTCATTGATATGTCTTTTTTGCAGAATAATCTTCTCACGGAGGATGTTGATATTACCTTCAGTACTCCTTATTTCGCTTTTCAGCTTAGAATAGCGTTCTTTAGTCAAAGAATTCATTTTAGTAAACACACCAATGTCAAGCAAGTCTTCAATAACACCACGACGTTGTGCTGATGGAAGTTGCATGAATGGGATAAAACTACTCGATCCAAGCACCACAACTTGGTGGAAAGACTTGTGATTAAGCTTTAGAATGTTACTCTCAAGCACTTTCTGATAGTCACGCGTGTGCGATTCCTGATTCAACAGTTCATCATTTTTGTAGATCATGAACTTACCTGGTTTCACACTACGAAATACTTTATATTGATTAGGACCGATCGAAAAAGTTACTTCAACTTCGCAGTTCTTATTATTGATACTATTAACAAGCTGAGGTTTGTTAATAGCGCGATGGGGCTTTCCAAAAAGAGCAAAAGACAGTGCATCAAGCATTGTTGACTTACCTGCGCCATTAGCACCCACTACAAGAGTAGCTGTGTTTTTGTTCAGCTGAATTTCAGTCGGAGTATTTCCAGTACTAAGGAAATTGCGGTATTTCAATGTTTCAAAGATAATCATTATATGTCAGTAATATTTTGGGCTTCAACGTACAGCTCGTGCATAAGCTTTTTTAGTACGTCTTTATTCAAAGCAGTTTCAGTTGAATCAATATAGCTATTTAGTAAGGTTGGGGTGTCTGAAGTGCTCACTTCGTCGTCTTCAACACTTTCACCGAGATACTCCTCAAATGATTCGATAATCTTGATTTCAAACGGTGCAACCTTCTGTAGTTTATCATACCATTGGTCAAATGTAAACAAGTTTTTCTTGTTGAGGATAACTACTTTCACATAGGTATTTGCATAGCTAGTTTTGATCTCGGGAATTTTGTCCTCATCATATACTAGCTTATGAAACATTGTATCTGGATTACGCACTGGTGTCAAGCTACGTGTATCAGTATCTAGCACGTGAAAGAACTTAGGATCATCAGAATCAGACCATGTAAGCTCATATTGAGTTCCAAGATAGTGAATATTGTCTTGCGTACTTTTGGTGTGAAAGTGTCCTGACAGAACCATTTCATAACCATTAAACAAATCAGCTACCATACCATGTGACTTTGACTTAATGCCACGCATCATTTCAAACCCAGCAAGCTCTAAATGACCGCCTAGAATAGTTGCTTTTGATGTCTTAATTGCTTCAATAGATCTATCATAATTATCTTCACAAATCCACGGTAATAATAGAATATCGCAACCGTCATATGACACAGTTGTGGGCTCATCATATATAGTAATGTTATCATACTGTCTTAAAATCTCGTGTACTGAATTGAGTTCATTAGTATTCTTAAAGTATGTATCATGATTCCCAAGGATGATGTCCATGTGAATATCATACTCTTCAAGCTTAGCAATGAACTGCTCGTAATTGCGTTGTAGTACCTTGAAATTAACAAACTTACGGTGCTCAAAATAGTCACCGAGATGGATAATGCGCTTGATGTCATTCTTCAACAAATATGGGAAGAACACATTTTCGTAGAATCGACCTGAATAGTCGAGGAAGATATCTGAACCATTTTTGACGCCTGCATGGCTATCGTTAATTATCGCTATTTTGCTCATAATAATTAGGATTCCTGATAAAACGAATCAAACGGGTCAGAGTGCTTCTTTTTGCTTCGCACTTTTGGTGCAGGTGGTGGTGTCACACAAGTATCTTTATCGGTGCGATGTTGTTGGTTTTTGGTTCTAACTGCATCTACAATCGAGCTCGAATCAACATGATTACCAAAGTCTGCAAAAGCTGATGCACCTGCGTGATCTATGTAACGCTCCTTAATCTCTTGTTGTCGTTTTTCTTTAGCAATGCGACGAAGAAACGCGTAATACGAGATTTGAGTAAAGTATGCAAAGGCATTTGGCAGACCTGTGCGAGTTGCTTTATCAACGTCGTAGTTCATAATAGCTTTAATGCAATTCTCAACTGCGTCCATTACCATTTCTTCTCGATAAGTGTATGAGTAGAAGTTTGGCTTATGCGACAAACCTTCAGAGATCTTAAGGAAGCATGTACCAATATACTCAGTGATATTAGGTTCAAGTTCAGTATGTTCTCTAGCTTTGTTTACGCTATTGACATAATCAACAACTGATTGTGAGAATTCCTTATTATTGACGTAGTGAGCTGGTGCTCTGCGTGTTCTTTTAGCTGCCATGATATGTAGTTAGTTTAGTTTGATTCATTATGTATTATATAATACACTAGTTTCAACCAAATGTAAATAATTAATTTAGTTGTTTACAACCATAGCCAAACTTGCTATAATTGATTAAAATCAAAACAAAGAGACTTAGTTCAATTCAGGCTTCCATTGCCATCTCTTATTATGATCAAAAGAAGCTTCATCAATAGTAAATTGCTTAAGGATATCCAATGCTTCATCTAATTCATCATCTAAATTAGATGTTTCATTGTTAGCAATAATAAAATTAAAGTAATGAGCCTTAAGGCTCATTGTTGTCTCAACCTTACTAATTACATTATTACTATTTAGTTCTATCAATTCTTTAGTAGGAAAGATATCCCATGGTGCTAAAGCAAAGTCCTGATCTGTGTCTTGATCGTACAAAGGTATGAGTAAACCCGGGAAAGAAATAAAGGTTCTATCATCATTTTCATAAAGCACTTCTTCAGCGATTATGATATCACCGTTACATAGACGATATGTGTATATGTCTGTTTCAATTAAGTAGTCTAGGATCTTTTCAGGGTTTTTCATAATTTAGTCTGTATATTATATATACACTAATCTAATCTACAATTTGACTTCGTGAATCTTATAGTTGAATCCTTCTTTATTGTAAATCCCTACGCGGTGCACAGCATGATTGAGTGTATAGTTCTTACGTCTTTTCCAAGATAGATCATCAGCTAAATCGTACACAATAGTACCTTGATCGTTTTCACTCTTTCTTAAACCACGCCCGATTGATTGTAATACTCTGATTTGAGATTTAGTAGGAGAAGCAAAAATGATATTATGAAGTGCCTTAATATTAATTCCTGTGCTGAATGTTCCCGATTTATTCACGAGGATGCGACAATAATCGCACCCTCAAACCTTTCTATTTTACTTGGCTTCATTTTTAAGTTTTCTCTCTTTGGATTCTTTACGTTTTCTGAGCATCATTGCTTTAAACACAGGGTCTTTCCATTTATCCTTCATTGAACTTCCGTGCTCTTTATTCTTCTCTTCAGAACGCTTTGGACGGTTTAACATCTTATCTCTGAATTTTGGGTCTTCCCATTTAGCTTTAATCTTTTCACCTGCATCCTTTCTCTTATTTATATCTTGATTAACACGCGTCATAGTCTCAGTAAACTCAACTATATCTTCATCTGATTTATTATCCCAACTATTCTGCATAGCTTTTTTCATTCTAGCCTTACCTTCAGGTGTATTCCGCTCTTCAATCATGGATTGTCTCACACGTTCTTTATACTCATCATCCGCCCATAGCTCTTTTTTTTGTTTACTGATCTTCTCTCGGGCGCCAGGTTTAGAGAATCGCCTATCAGACAACTCCTTTGCGAATCCATTTTTCATCCTTTCAGTTGTGCGCACACTGCACATGGTAAGATAATCTTCGTATCGAACTGATTCTTTAAACTTAGCCCATCCTCGTTTGCGCACTAAACTCAGAGCATCTTTATAGTCTGAAGTTCTTTCATCCAAAGTTGGTTTCATGAAGTGTAATGTCCTTTGAAGATCACTTCTATTATAAGCTAAGAACAATAACAAATGTGCTTCACAATGATCATTATACTTTAATCTTACAGTGTATTCAGTGTCCTTTACGCATCTCGGCAATATATGGTGTTTTTCGCAATAACATTCATCAATCAATTTATATTCATTTTCGTATATGAATTGAACA